GATGACACGGGGAATGCTGCACAGGGAGTTGTCTCCGGCGCAGTGGTATGCCCTGGTAGCGCGCAGGAGCATTAACAACGCCGAGGTCATGGAGGCAATACACTGGCTGTCACGCAACGCCGTCACGCCAGCGCATCAGCTATTCAGGCTCAAGGCTGTGACCGCATGGGTGATGCCCAAGCTGTCAAACGGGCAGAGGTCTACCCGCAGCCTGCCCGATGCGTTTTATGTGCTGCACACATGGGACAACGACGGCACGCCAGACGGTACGCTGCGCCGCTGGAAGTGCGTCACGGATAAGTGGCTCAACAATCAGCAGGCAGATGCATACGAGGCAGTTGAGCGCCTGCTAGTGGAATACCGTTTGAAGGTAGGCGAGGCGGCGTAGAAAGGGGTTGCATGCAGTGAGCAGATGAGCGACTATTTTGTCATCTTGCACGAGTTTTCACCAAAAGCCCTGGCCTAAACCGCCGGGGCTTTTTTATGCCCGTAATTCACCGACCACGGACGGCCACAAGGGCCCAGCCCGGGACTATCCACTATGAGGAATCACCAGATGAGCGAGCCGGCATCCACGGCGCTTGGCAGCCTTGCGCTGTCCAAGGTCGCCGGCTTTCTGTTTGGCGCCACCTTTGCTGCCATCGTCGTGATGGCGATGACCCAGCCCAAGAGTCGCCGTGAATGGGTTGTCGCGCTGATCTGCACCGTAATCGCCTCGGTATGCGGGGGCGCTGGCGTTGTGCAGTGGCTGGGCCTGCATGTGTGGGCTGAGCACTGGAACGGATCGGTCGCCCTGGCTGGCTTGTACTTCGTGTGCGGCCTTCCGGCATGGGTGTTCGTGCGCGCATGGTTCGCCTATGCCGACAAGCGCCAAGGCACCACGCTGGTGGACATGATCAAAGAGATTCGTGAGGCATTGGGACGGTAATGACTACCAAACTCTATTTGGCCGAGCGCCAAGCACTAGGTGCTTCAGGTGGCAAGGCGTTGCTTCTGGTTGATCAGGATGGTGACGTGATTCCGTGTCAGGTCTCGTGCGATCTGCATCAGGCCGCTGGCGAGGTGTCCACGGTAACCGTGAAGATGACCGTCACCACCTCTGGCGTGACAATTGGCGACCCAGTAGCCAACTTCATGACCCGGGCTAACCGAATGGCCAAGGCGGCTATAGAAGAGCTGGCAATGTTGGCTCGTCACTATAAGCAATCACATGGCCTGCAGTAGCTGCCAGAGGCGGCGTGAATGGATCGCCAAGTGGGCGCGCATCGCCCGGGAGAGAGCACGTGCAACAGTTGCTGGAAGAACTGATCGAAGCGCTGCAGGCGCAGACAGCGGCGATCAACGAACTGGTCAAGACCAACCAGACAATCATTGAGATTGTGACGGATGACGCTGGCGATGGCGGCGCTGACACCATCGAGACGGTAAGTCTCGACACTTATCTCGACGGCAGCACTGGTCGCCGCTGATATGGGCAGGCTCAGCACTGTTAAGCCGCGCGTCCAGATGGCAGAGGGTCGTCAGATGGCGCGAGCAGACGACGTGCAGGTCGATCGCTGGGGCTCTGGCCGAGGTGGTCGCCCTTGGCGCCGCAAGCGTGACCAGATCTTCCTGCGTGACGGCTATACATGTCAGCACTGCCACAAGGTTACCCATGAGTTGGAGCTCGACCACATCGTCAACGTCGCGCAAGGCGGCACAGATGACGACGAGAACCTTCAGTCCTTGTGCATCCCTTGCCACAAGCAGAAGACCGCGCTGGAGAGCCAGCAAGCCCGCTCCTGATGGGTAGGGGGGGGGTGTCGGATTGTCCTGGAGAGAAGGCAGCGGACACCGCGCCCAAACTCATTTGCAGATTTTTTCCCGCTTTGAAGGTATTTGTTAATGGCGCTCACAAACAAACAGCGCCGATTTGCCGAAGCAAAGGCAGCCGGCGCAAGTAACAGAGAGGCCGCTGAGGCCGCTGGATACGCGGCTTCCTCGGCTTCTGCGGCTGGTTCTCGGCTCGCGAAGCATCCCGACGTGGAAGCCTTTGTCGAAATGTTAAAGATCGCGGCGCTGGTTAACACCGAGCTTGGCGACCAGGCAGATGGCTCGCCTGTCGGCGAAATGCCCGACGGCGACGGAGAGTTTCTCGACTCGCTCCCCCAGACCGATGACCCGCTTACCTGGTTGCTCGCGCTCATGAATGAGCCCCGGGCCAAGATATTCGACCGGCGCAACGCTGCTCAGAAGGCTGTTGACTATTTCCACAGCAAGAAGGGCGACAGCGGCAAGAAGGGCGAGAAGCAGGCCGCCGCTCAGAAGGCTACTGGCGGAAGGTTCGGCGCAGCGCCACCGCCGCCGCTACATGCGGTCAAGTAAGTGGACTGGTCTACTGCCTGTCCTGACTGGGCTGAGAGGCTCAAGAACGGACAGACGATCATCCCTGCGCCAATTTTCAAGGCTGAGGCCGAGCGCGCGCTCAATATTTTCAAGCAGCTGCGAGTTGTCGACCTTCCGGGCAAGCCGACGTTCGGCGAGTGTTCAGATCAGTGGGTGTTCGATTTTGTCGGTGCGATCTTCGGTGCCTATGACGCCGAGACTGGCAACCAGTTGATCAGGGAGTTTTACCTCCTGATCAGCAAGAAGAACACCAAGTCGACCATCGCCGCAGGCATCATGCTGACCGCGCTGATCCTGTGTTGGCGCGAAGAAGAAGAGCATCTGATCCTGGCGCCGACCAAAGAGGTCGCCGACAACAGCTACAAGCCGGCGGCAGGGATGGTGCGGGCGGACGATGAGTTGTCCGACATGTTCCATATTCAGGACCATATCCGGACCATCAGTCATAGGGTTAATCGCAACAGCCTGAAGGTTGTTGCTGCCGACACAGACACCGTATCCGGCAAGAAGGCTGGCCGGGTGATGATCGATGAGCACTGGGTGTTCGGGTCAAAGCCCACCGCTGACGCCATGTTCATGGAGGCTACTGGTGGGCAGGTGTCGCGCAATGAGGGCTGGGTGATCTACCTCACCACTCAAAGCGAGAAGCCACCGGCCGGCGTCTTCAAGGAGAAGCTGCAGTATTACCGCGACGTGCGCGACGGAATCATCGTCGACCGCAGATCGCTCGGGGTGTTGTATGAGTTCCCGGAAGCGATGGTTAAGGCCAAGTCCTACATGGACCCCGCCAACTTCCATTTCACAAACCCAAATCTTGGCCGCTCAGTCAGCAGGGAGTGGCTGGAAGACCAGCTGCGAAAGAGAAAGGACAAAACAGACGGGTCGCTGCAGGTATTCCTGGCGAAGCACCTCAATGTAGAGATCGGGCTGGCGTTGCGCTCTGATCGCTGGGCTGGTGCCGAGTTCTGGGAGGACCAGGTCGAGCCGTGCACGCTCACCCAGCTGCTGGAACGCAGCGAGGTGGTTGACCTTGGAGTCGACGGCGGCGGCCTTGATGACCTTCTTGGGCTTTACGCTGTAGGCCGGGAGAAGGATACGGGCCGCAAGTTGGGATGGGGATATGCCTGGGCGCACCCATCAGTGCTCAAGCGCCGGCAGGATATCGCCCCCGCCCTGCAGGACTTTGCAAACGACGGCCACCTGACACTGGTTGAGCGCGTTGGCGAAGATGTCGAAGAGCTGGCCGACATCTGCGAGCAAGTGCACGACGCTGGGCTGCTCGACAAGATCGGCTGTGACCCGGTTGGGCTCGGCACCATTCTCGATAAGCTGGAAGAGCGCGGAATACCCAACGACAAGATTGTCGGCGTAAGCCAAGGCTGGAAGCTGGGCGGCGCTATCAAGACTGCCGAGCGTTGGCTGGCGGACGGCTCATTCGCCCCTGCAGAGCAACCGCTGATGGCATGGTGTGTCGGCAACGCCCGGATCGAGAATCGCGCCAACTCAATACTGATTACCAAGCAAGCCTCTGGCTCGTCGAAGATTGACCCGCTAATGGCCATGCTCAACGCAGTGACGCTGATGGCACTTAACCCGCCAGCGGCAACCAAGAAATACCAAATGTTCGTGCTCGGCTAGCGCCAGGCAGTAACCAACAGACCCGCTTCGGCGGGTTTTCTCGTTTCTGGAGGTCCGAATGGATCTGGAAAAGATGGCGGCCAGCACAACTCGCGTGCACAGCGTCGTGACTATCAAGGCGGTCGATGATGAGGCGCGTGAGTTCGTGGGCATCGCGTCGACGCCAGCGACCGACCGCATGGATGACATCGTCGAGCCGTCGGGTGCCGAGTACAAGTTGCCGCTGGCGCTGCTTTGGCAGCACGATCGCATGCTGCCGGTAGGCACCATTCTTACCGCAAAGGCAACCAAGGCCGGTATCGAGGTTCGTGGAAGCATCCCCAAGGTCGATGCGCCGCAAGGGCTGGCTGCGCGACTGGAAGAAGCCTGGCAATCACTCAAGCATCAGTTGGTGCGGGGGCTTTCTATCGGCTTCCGCCCGCTGG